ATGAATCCATTAATCCAAAGTTTGACAGAAGGTCAACTTCGCTCTGATATCCCTAACTTCCGTCCTGGTGACACTGTTCGCGTTCACGCAAAAGTTGTCGAAGGAACTCGCGAACGTATCCAGATCTTTGAAGGTGTTGTTATTTCACGTAAAGGTCAAGGGATCTCAGAAATGTACACTGTTCGTAAAATCTCAGGTGGTATCGGGGTAGAGCGTACATTCCCAATCCACACACCACGTGTTGACAAAATCGAAGTTATCCGCCACGGTAAAGTCCGTCGTGCGAAACTTTACTACTTGCGTGCATTACAAGGTAAAGCTGCTCGTATCAAAGAAATTCGTCGTTAGTTTGAACCGAAACGTAACGTAATAGAATAAAAAAGACTAGAGTCTCTAGTCTTTTTATGTCGTCGTGACAATGTGACAATTGGTGATTAACGCTATGCTCGTAGGACACTTTGAAAGTTCCTTAGCAGTTATAATTAGTATATTGGAATAACAAAATGAAGCAAAATAAACTTTCAGTTATCTGATATTTCATCTTGCATTACCTTATTTTCTAGGTTAAAATAGAAGACAAGGTGAATATAAGATAGACCCCTTAGTTCAATGGATATAACAACTCCCTCCTAAGGAGTAGTTGCTGGTTCGATTCCGGCAGGGGTCATTATTGTTAACTTAAAAAGCCTTTATATCAGGCTTTTTTTATTACTAAATTATTTTTAGGGGCATAAAAGGGGCAGTTTGATTATTAATCAATGCTTTCATATTTACAGTTGTATGACTGTAAATTGATAATGTTGTGTTGGGGTCTGAATGGCCAACTCTGTCCATAATCGCTTTTAGTGGTATTCCTTTTTCGGCTAAAAACGAAATGTGTGAGTGTCTGAATAAGTGAGTATGATAGTTACCATAAATTTTCAGACGCTTATTGATGTATGCGTTTAAAATTGGTAAACCTTTTGAATTTGGAAAAATAAATTCACTCACTTTATTTTGTCGATTGATGATTTCTAAAATGTTATCAGATACGGAAATTTTGCGAGTTGATTTTTTAGTCTTAGTAGTCGTAATTTCTTTAGTGTAAAAATCGTAAGTTGCGTTAATCAGAATTTCTTTATTTTCAAAATCAATCTTATCATAAGTCAGACAAGCAAGCTCACCATATCTCATACCCGTTAAAAACATGAATAAAACGACATCTGCGAGCGTTTGTTCATTGTTGGCTATCATTCTACCACAGAGGTCATAAACTTCATTAGATGTTAAATAAAGTACCTTTTCAGGCATATATTCCTCTTTTGGCTTAGGTACTAAAACATTATCTGTCGGATTGCTTGTTAAATAGTCCATTTGGATTGCGTAAGACAAAATAGCGTGTAATCTTTTTCTGCATTTATGTGTAACATGGTACGAATGGTTTTTCAATAAGTTGTCAATAAATTGTCTAATGTCGCGTTTAGTCAACTTGCTGATAATTGTATCATCTGGCAACACGGTTGCGATATGACCGTCTGAGACTAAATAACCACGCTTGGTGGAGTCTTTGACCGTTGGAATCCATTGATTTAAATATTCGCGCTTTAATTCACCATAGGTCATCTCAGAATGATCGCGAATAGCGAGTCTATCTTCAATCTTTTCTTTGATAATAATACTTGCTTTATTCTTGGCTTGATTACTATTCTTATCAAGTGTCACAGATACTTTTTTATATTTTCCGGTTAATGGATCTGTATAACGTTCGATAAATTTAAATTTTCCATTTAATAATTCTTCAATCCACATTTGTTTTATACCTCAATTTCTGTTAAAATGGGTATAGTAAAAAGGGCTTTTTAATGCCGTTTACTATCCAGAATATCCTCACACTCAACGTTTGGCGATGGCGAGTGTGGGGCTTTTTTATTGACTTAATTTTGATAATTGATTCCATAATTCTGGGAATCCCAAATATAATAAAATCTCATTTACTTTTTCTTGTCCAATTTTATTTGTTAATTGATTGACCCTTTTCCTTATTGAATTATGTAATTTTGCATATTCTATTTTGCTCAAAAAACATTGAAGACTAAGAAATATTGAATAAACATTTTTTCTTGAGTCGTCTGGCCTGATTGAGTATTTAGTGTGTAAAGCGTTGTAAAAAGGTGAATTTGCTCTACACTCGAAGCCTATCAATCTATTATTGTGAGCACAGATATTTCGAACTTCTCTTATATTTTTTAATAACCCTATCATTGTTTCTGGCGTAAAAAGCTGCGACGTATTAATATTGTCTGAAACAAAGCTGACCATATCCGTTGCCACTTTATTCTGTAAACCAGTGTCTAAGTTTTGTAAAAAAGCCAGTAAGTCTCCAAATTCCATGTAGTCAACTATAACCCAGATTGGAACATCGTGATAACTGTTGACATAATGGTTTATTGAATTATTTCTAAAATTTTTGTTGATATTAATGATTTTAGATAATTTTGAAATAATATAACTAATCTCTAGAATTTTGGAACTACTGTAATTACTCGTATTAAGGTAGGCAAAAGGTTGATCTTGAAATTTTTCAGCAAAACGATGAGCTACAGATGATTTTAAGTGTTTTTCTGCATCTATTATAGCTGAAAAGAGGATATGTTTAATTTCTTTATCAAAAAAATATAACTGAGCAATTTTTTCGAAAGTAGCATCAGTATTATATATGTTTGATTGGCTACAAAAAAACTTTCCGTAACCATTGATAATATTATAGTAATTGTTAGTGAGTAGATACAATTCTGCTTTTTCTTGATTTTCAATTGTTAAGCCCCGATCCCTCAATATTTGGATCTGTTCGGTAATTGATTTGAATTCTTTCAAAAAGAAAACCTCCTCCATTATAAAATGAAGAAGGTTTCCTCCGTACTGGTCCCCGTAGAGATACCAGCGCTTATTTTTAGTATCTTCATTTTATATTATATTATTATTCTTGTCAACAAATTATATTCATTCTTACGTTCTATTATAATCGTAGCTGGTGAAGTTATGATTTCCCGAATAACTTCCGACGACTTCGCCGATAATCCTAAAGTCACTATCTTTATCTATCGGTATATCGTCATACTTGCTGTTCAAGCTATGCAGAAATGCCCCCTCAGCGTTTATAAGCAACTGTTTGATATAAGCGTCACCGTAATATTCAAACACGCCTATATCACCGTCTGAGAGGTCTATGGACAGCTTGACAAATACATAGTCCCCAGAATGGTACTTAGGCTCCATAGAATCACCGTAGACTGGGATAACAAAATCAGCGTCATAGTCGACTGGTAATTCAATCGTTTCTACTTGTACATCATTTAGATACTGACCTGTCCCAGCAGAAGCAGCGTGGTCGTAGTAGTTGTAAGAGAATAGGTCGATTACTGTGTTCTTACTATCTTCTACTGTGTTTTGTTCAGACAAAAGATTTTCCCCGTGTTTTATCCAATCGCTGTGACGAGGTTCTTTGAGCTCCTTGTCTAATTTAACGACGATATTGGATGGAGAAGAAACGCTCTTGTGAGAATACACCTCTACTAAATCAGATTTTTCCACCCCGAAATAATTAGCCATTAATTCAATTTTGTCAATCCTTGGATAAGTCTTAGCGTTCACCCAGTCTAATACTGTACTATATTTAAAACCCATTACTTTTGAAAATTCTTTAGGATTAATATTTTTCTTATCTAAATGTCTTCTTATATTTGAAGCCATTATTTTTTTATTACCGAGCGAACCACTCATAACGACACCTCATTTCTGATTATATTATAACGGAAAAACCGTGTTTTTGTCAAAAAATATTTTAAAAAATAAAAAAAATAACGTTTTTGTGTTGACAACACGGTTTAACCGTGTTAAACTATAATCAAGCTTAAGAAATTAAGCAAAACAAAAGGAGGTGCAGCCGATGAAATCTAGGCTAAACAAAAAGCCTAAACACAAAGAGCTAGAAGTCGAAATCAAGATTCTTTGGTTTAAGCTTAGAATAAAATATCTGATTACTAGGTAATCGGATAAGGGGGGTGAAACTCCCCCGCCCCGTTTAGGGGTAAGTTTAGTTTAGCACATTGGCTGTATCTCCGCAAGAATGAAAGGAGAGGTTGCATGAATTGGAAAAAGCTAATGCTTGGCAACTTAGAACACACGTTTACTAGTCGTGATGGCAAGGAAAAAACAAGCGTTGAATTTGAAGGCGGTGTATTACCAGCTCTGTTAGTGCTAGGTGGTATCACTTGGCTGATTGCTTGGTTTATTACAAAATAAAAACTCCCAAGAGGGAGTGGAAAGGAGGAGGAAATGGAAGGAATAGAAAAAGTCCACGATAGACGTGGACGGCCGGATTCTTTGAAAGTTGAACAAGTTATTCACTTGTCGATTTTAAGAGGGGAAGGGACAGGATACGATAAGGTTCGAATGGTGGAACAATACTATGATATGGATGGTAATCTCATTTTTGAATTAGATCCGTGCTCAGAAGGGTATCAAGAATTTTTGGGCTTACGTTGAGATTGTTTGTTAGTATCCATATCTAAAATATCTTGAAGTAGTGTCTCATTATCGTGGCGTTCGATGTACCATTTTTGCATTAGGAGTTCTATAAATTTTAGCAATTTATGAGCTTCTAACGGTTCAATATCAACAATTAAGTTGATGTCTTTTTCAGGATGTGCTCCAATATTTCCGATTTTTCGCAGTGCATCTAGGACTTTCCGTGTACTCGGGTCTACTAAGTCATTTATAGCTTCGATTTCATCAGATAGACTACGTTTTGATACTTGCCAAAAATCTCTAATCATTCCTTGTAGACAACGTCTTGAAAGGGTTGCAGAGGCTTTTGGACTTAGGTTAAGAATAGCATGGGCCTCTTCATAGTCCTCTCTGATTGTCAGAGGGATGTAGTTGGGATAAGATTTTGCTAGCGAAATAGGGTTGAAGTTCATTATACGATTTCGGAACTGTCTGCCCTTGCCAATAATATCGATAGAGACATTTCGACAATTAGGACAATCCACAAGCTGGATAGTTATTTCGTCACGCTTGTGGAAATTTTCATCATCCGAAGGGACAAATTGAGGGCGGCCTTTTGAAAAATTCAGATTTTCTTCTCGGAAGGTATCGTAATGTTTTGGTACAGGACAACCGCAGAAAAGACAAAATAAATGTTCAGAATCCATGATTTTCTCCAATCATTTTATTTAAATTATACCATAGAAAGGGGGTGGGAGAATGACGAAAATGACGTTAAAAATGCTTAGAGTTTCGAAGAACTGGAACCAAGAAACAGCAGCTAAAAAACTAAGGATTTCAGTTTCGAAATTAAGCAATTGGGAAAATGCAAAAACATTTCCGGATGCTATTGAAATAAATAAAATTGAAAAACTATACGATGTCAATTACTCTGATATTATTTTTTTACCAACAAAACACGGTTTAACCGTGTAACGAATAAACTAACACAAAACTAGAAAGGATAAAAGAAAAAATGCTACTAACAGCAGCACTTATTTTGATTTTACTAACGAACATCGCTATCTTAACTATTATTGTCAAAATGGGGAAAGAATAACTGATATTTTCGGAATTTATGAATACGCTTATCAGTTGTGATTTTGATTTTAACTGGTTTTTCATCTAAATAGTAAGAGAAATTTTCTCGACTAGATGGATATACTTCAGTATCTGACTTAAATGGCGATGACTCCCATTGGTAATCTAATGGCATATAATAATTCGGCATTGATAATCCATAATAATCATCAGCTTCATTCTGCATGTCAGCTTCGTATTTTTGAAAGGGATTGAAGCCATTATCGCTTATTAGTTTTCCATCTTTGTTGTAAAGTTCAATTTTTTTAATAGTGACTGAAACATTCGATAAGTTACTGATACTAAAATCATACATCCAATCGTAACCTTTATCTACTCTTGAAATGTAACAATCAGATAATTTTATTTTAACCATGTTGTAGTAGATAGAGTGAACAAGAGCGATCACAGCAATAATTAGCGCGATGACGCCGATAATTGTATTAAATAATTCCATTTTTATTCTTCCAATCGTTTTTATTTTAATTATACCAAATTAGAAAGGATAGAAATGAATGAAATAACACTATCAGATAACTTGCAACAGATAGAACTTGAAATCAGTCATCATAAGCAGATTGCAGGACAGTCCATTTGGGAGATTGGCAGAAGATTAAAGCATGTGAAGGAGCAAAATCTCACTCATGGACAGTTTGGAAACTGGGTAGAGAGTATTGGAATTGCAAAGACAGAAGCTAGTCGTTTCATCAAAATCGCAGAAGAAATCCCAAATTTGGGAACGTACACAAATTTGGGAACTAAAGCCCTCTACCTCATCGCCACCCTTCCAGATGACCAAAAGCAAGAACAACTTGAACGAATTGAAAATGGCGACAATCCTACAGTTCGAGAGTTGCAAGAAATCAAACGTGAAAACAACCATATCAAACATACAGAAGCAGAAAAAGCTACCAGTTATTTAAAATCACTATCTTATGGTTTATTCACACCATTTGAAACTCGTGAAACACCAAAACAAAAAGAGATTATCGAACTGGAAAATAAAAATAACGGTGATGATGCCGCTTAGAACTAGAAAGGAGAACGCATGAAAGAATTAGAAAGCAAAATCAATGAACTCGAAGAAATGGTAATCAACATGGATGAAGTGGCTGTAGTGATTCCATGGAAAGTAGCAAAAAACCTACTACAAAGAGCAGATTATTTGTCAGAAGAGGAACGCAGATTGTTGCAGTGGAAATTTGGAGATTCCCCCTACCAAGGCAAACGTTCCGAAAAAGTCCGCAACTTGCTAGAGGGACTTAGGGATAGTGGAAGTTCCGATAATAGCTGATAATTTTAATTCTGTTGTTTGGTCATTGTGCATAAAAATAAGAGTTTCATTTTTACGATTAGGCTCAATTCAATGATCAATCACAAAGTCTCCGACAAGACTATGTAAGATAACAGTTTCAAAATCATCAATACTATTTAATAGAGGAGTTAATTCTTCTAAAGTCATTTAGTTACCCTCCTTCCTAATAGGATAACTACATTATACAACTAGAAAGGAAACACATGAGACCAAAACGTTATCCATATCAAAAAAATAAATTAATTATCCAGTCGAAAAACGCAAAGACAAAAATTGAATTAGATAGCGGAAAAATAACTATCAATGCTGAAGAAATCAAGGTTGGTGATTTAGCAAACGAAATTTCAAAAGTGCAACTAGCCAAAGAAAAAGTATCTGAAACTATTGGTCAAGATAAAAAGCCTACTGAAACAGTAGACTTTAGGATTTCCAGACTTGAAAAAGAGGTCGAAATTTTAAAAGAACACTTAAAAAATACACGTTCATTAGCGCAGTGTGCTTATAACCTAACTTCTAGATAGCCATTATTTTTGTCTGTAACATCATAACCGATTAAGTTGAGTTCAGATAAAATATCTTGTTTATCCATGTCGTAAAGCTTTAAATCAACCAAAGCAAAATCAAATAATGGATCAGATAAGACATTTTGTAAAAAACTATCTAAAGATTTCCATGACCTATCTAGTTTTTTACGAGTCGGCTTAGGACTCAATTTACTCATAACCTTCCCCCTTCCTTGTTAGATTTAACCAATAAGAAAAGCTAGTTTGAGAGGCCAGCGAGAGATCTTGTTTGTTATGAGTATATTATATCAGAAAGGAACGAAAAACACAACATATAGTTGTGAATATTAAACAAAACACAACATGTTGACTTTTCAATATAGATTATGTGGGAAAAAATCGAACAATTGATGATTGAGAGGAATCTCAATATGAACAAATTAGCAAAATTGACAGGGATTCACAAAAGCCACTTTAGCGATTTGAAAAGTGGAAGAATAAAACATCTGTCATGGCCGAACATGGTCAAGCTATCTACAGGATTAAAAGTCAGCTTAGACGAATTTAGATAACAAAAAAGTCCGACGGCAATCGGACTCAAATCAAATTTTAATTTACTTAGATTATACCATGAAAGGAAACGATATGCTAGCGAAATTAAAAAGCGGTATTGAAGTACCTTATGAAGAACTATGGATGAATGATAATGATTTAGCTGAATTTATTGGAAAGTCATTTGATCAAACGCAGCGATTACTAAGAAAGATGTACAAAGACAGAAATTACCGTAAGTACATTGACAAGGTTGGTGGTCGTTCGACAAAAGTTAAAAAATTTGAAGAATGGAGAAAAACACAAAATGAAAAGCTTATTTAACTTTATTTTCGCAAAACCTAAAAAAGAAGAAAAACCAAAATGGACAATTGAGACACACGGCTGGGAAGCTAATGCACGTAGATATAACCAGTTGCATGGCTTACCTGGTAAGCAGGTTTGGTAGGAGGGAAGAATGGAACAACACCTAATTAATGATAACGAATTTTTGCGAGACGAAAATCGCAGGTTAAATAATGAATTGGCGGAACATTATTTTGTGGTTACAGCTAAAGCCAATTTATTAGATGTCATTATTGCCAGTGGTTTTATCCTGCAAAGTACGATAGATAAATGTATAGCCGAATTGGACGAAATTGATCAAATGGAACTTAGAAAGGTATGGAATAAATAGTATGAGATTAGCAAAGCAAAAAATTGGAGCTCAACAAAATGGATATGGTCGCATCGGATGTGATATTGAAATTTATAATGAAATTGCTGAAATTGCAGATAAATGTGGATATACCCTAACGAGCTTAACAAATGCTCTTTTAGGTTATGCTTTAGAGAATAGCGAGCTCACAGCAGAAACAAAAACAGTTGAAGTTTTTAAATTTACTATAGGAAACGAGGATTTCGATAATGGTAACAATTAATAAATTGGAAATTGAAAACGTTAAGCGTATTAAAGCGGTAAAGATTGAGCCGTCGGCAACTGGCTTGACTATTGTTGGTGGAAACAATAACCAAGGGAAAACAAGCGTTCTAGACGCAATTGCTTGGGCACTAGGCGGCAATAAATACAAACCTAGCCAAGCAACGCGAGAAGGGTCTATGGTGCCGCCTACGCTTAAAATCACCATGTCTAATGGACTTACTGTTGAACGGAAAGGTAAAAATGCCAGTCTTAAAGTCGTTGATCCAAACGGCCAAAAAGGCGGACAACAATTACTAGATAGCTTTGTTGAAGAGTTAGCTATTAACTTACCAAAGTTTATGGATGGAACACCAAAAGAGAAAGCAGATGTCTTGCTTGAAATTATTGGTGTCGGTGATCAATTAGCTGAATTAGAATTCAAAGAAAAAGAAATCTATAATCAACGTCATGCTATCGGTGTTATAGCGGACCAAAAAGAAAAGTTTGCTAAGGAGATGACATATTATCCTGACGCACCTAAACAACTGGTAAGTATTTCTGAGCTTATCCAACAACAACAAGCTATCTTAGCCAAGAACGGAGAGAATGCTCAAAAGCGTCAAAATGTAGAACGTATCCGCTATGATTATGATCAATCTATCTTGGAAGTTGACCGCTTACGCAAGTTATTAGCAGATGCAGAAGCTAAGACGAATAAGTTAAGCGAGGATTTAAAAATAGCAAATACTGACGCTATGGATTTACATGATGAATCAACAGCAGAAATCGAGGCAAATATCGCCGATATCGACGAAGTCAACCGTAAAGTTCGCGCTAACTTTGATAAAGATAAGGCAGAGGAAGACGCTAAGCAGCAACGTGATCAGTACAACACATTGACTAATGAGATTGAGGTTATTCGCCAGCAGAAACGAGATTTATTGACTAATGCAGACTTGCCACTTGAGGGGCTTACCGTTGATGATGGCAAACTGCTGTATCTTGGCCAGGAGTGGGACAACATGTCAGGAAGTCAACAACTTATGGTAGCCACTGCCATTGTACGAAAACTTAAACCAGAGTGTGACTTCGTTTTGATTGATAAACTCGAACAAATGGATAACATCACACTTACACAGTTTGGCCAATGGCTAGAGCAAGAAGGATTGCAAGCTATCGCAACCAGAGTTTCAACCGGTGAAGAGTGCGCGATAATTATCGAGGACGGCTACTCCGTGGAAAATAAGGCTCATAATTTTGAAACTGCAGCAGCAGGTAGTTTTGCCGAAACAGTAGCACCCGCTTGGCAAGGTGGATTTTAGAAAGGAGAATATCAATGCAAATCACAAGAGGAAAACGTGCACGGGCTCAACGTGTGGTCATCTATGGTCCTGAAGGGATTGGTAAGTCTAGCTTTGCTGCTCAATTCCCAGAGCCTCTGTTTATTGACACTGAGGGATCAACAGACAATATGGATGTGGCCCGTATGGATAAACCAACAAGCTACACTATGCTAAAAAATCAAATTGCATGGATTAAAGCGAATCCAACTTGTTGCAAGACACTTGTCCTTGACACAATTGACTGGGCAGAAAGCCTAATCGTTGATGATGTGTGTGCTCAACACGGTAAAAAGGGAATTGAAGATTTTGGCTGGGGTAATGGTTATACCTACACCAAAGAAGAGGTTGGACGCTTCCTAAACAGTCTGCAAGAACTGATTGAATTTGGTATCAATGTCGTCCTTACTGCCCATGCCCAAATGCGTAAATTTGAACAACCTGACGAGATGGGAGCTTATGACCGTTGGGAATTGAAACTTGGTAAAAAGACAAGCTCACAGACTGCTCCGCTCGTCAAGGAATGGGCTGATATGGTACTCTTTGCTAATTATAAAACTGTTGTTATGACAACTGATACTAACAAAAAAAAGGCTACTGGCGGGTCTCGTGTTTTGTACACGCAACACCACCCGGCGTGGGATGCTAAGAACCGTCACGGGTTACCAGAAGAAATGCCACTCGATTATGCTGGTATTGCTCATATCTTTGCTCAGCAAGCACCAAGTCAGCCAGTAGCAGAAACGCCATCAACACAACAACCGACGCCTACTCAATCCGCACACGAACCCGCACATAAGCAACCGACACAACCGCCGGTAGCAAATGAATCGCAGGCACCACTGCCCGACACATTACCACAAGCTATGAAAGATTTGATGGTACCTGATCAAGTTACAGCGGATGAACTAGTACAAGTGGCTAACATACGCGGACATTTCCCGCTTGGGACGCCGATTGAAAACTTCCCCCCCAATTATTGGGATATGATTGTTGCAAATTGGTCAGCAACTCTTGAAGTTATCAAAACACAAGTAAGAGTCGAACCAGACTTACCCTTTACCGTGGAAGGGACTTAGATTTTGGGAAATAGAAATAATAGCGAGGTATAACAAAAATGGATAAAACAATCAAATTTGACTTATCTGCCATTGGTGATGGTGGAAAGTGGCGCTTAGATGCTATCAATAATATTGCTAACTACTTAAAAGAAGAACTTGCTGATCAAACTAACATTACAATTTTAGCTTAATAGAAAATAGGAGAAATAAAAATGACTGAATACAATAACAACTTCGACCATGAATTGGGATGGGATGATGAAATTACACAAGACAGTGTAGGTTTTGTCCAATTAGTGCCTGGTGATTATCAATTTACAGTAACTAATATGGAGCGTGGTCGTCACACACCTGATCCGCAGAATCCAGGAAAATTACCAGCGTGTAACAAGGCGGTCGTTACGATTCAAATTGAAACATCAGAAGGAATCGCGCAATTAACTCATAACTTATTCCTATATACTACAACAGAAGGTATGCTATCAGCTTTCTTTGGTGCTATTGGTCAAAAGAAACATGGGGAACCACTTAAAATGAATTGGAATACTGTCGTTGGTGCAAAAGGTGTCTGTCGTGTAAATAAGCGAAAAGGAACTGGTAAATATGCTGATCAAGAATACGATAACATCAAATCTATGATTTATGCAGATGAAGTTGATTGGTCGAAAGTTTTGAACGCTAGTCAACCAACACAAAATACTTATCAACAACCGCAACAACCAACTCAGCAACAACCTCAACCGCAACAGGGAAGTTTCTTCCAAGGTAATACAACACAACCACAAGGTGGATGGGGAGGATTCTGATGCAATTAAGGCCGTATCAGGAAGAGGCACGGTCAGCCGTACAAAAGGAATGGGAGGAAGGTAGAAAACGAACTCTACTAGTCCTCCCTACCGGTTGCGGTAAAACTATTGTCTTTTCGAAAATTATCGAAGACCGTGTAAGGCTCGGAGAGAGAGTTTTGGTTCTAGCTCATAGGTCTGAACTTTTAGAACAGGCTAGTGATAAATTGATGACAGCAACTGGATTAGGGACAGCATTAGAAAAAGCAGAGAATACTTCTTTGGGGTCATGGTTCAGGGTTGTAGTTGGATCAGTTCAAACGATGCAGAGAGAGAAGCGTTTGAGTAAGTTTCCTGCAAATCATTTTGACACAATTATTATTGATGAAGCCCATCATGCCATCTCTGATGGTTACCAAAGAGTTTTGCAACATTTTGATAGTAGCAATGTTTTGGGAGTTACAGCGACACCAGATCGTGGTGACAAACAAAATCTAGGTAAATATTTCGATAGTTTAGCTTATGAATATTCTTTGGTAGATGCCATCAAATCTGGTTATCTATCAAAAATCACTGCTGTTACAATTCCACTATCACTGGACTTAACGACTGTTAGTCAGCAAGCAGGAGACTTTAAAGCTAGTGACATCGGAACTGCCTTAGATCCATATCTTGAGCAGATTACCGATGAAATGGTGAAGCAATGTGCAAACCGTAAAACAGTTGTATTTCTTCCACTTGTTAAAACTTCCCAAAAATTCCGTGATATTCTAAACCAAAAAGGATTCAAAGCAGCAGAGGTCAATGGGGAATCGAAAGACCGCGCTGAAGTCCTAGAAGACTTTGATAATGATAAATATAATGTACTATGCAATTCAATGCTTTTAACGGAGGGGTGGGATTGCCCGACAGTCGATTGCGTAGTTGTACTGAGACCCACAAAAGTAAGAGCTCTTTATAGTCAAATGGTTGGTCGTGGCACACGATTAGCGCCGGGGAAAGAAAATCTACTATTATTAGATTTTTTATGGCATACCGAACGCCATGAACTTTGTCGTCCTGCTCATCTAATTGCAAAGACACCAGAAGTTGCTCAAAAAATGGTCGATAACATGACAGAGGAAACTGAAGTAACCTTTGAATTGTTAGAAGCTGAAGAAGTAGCTAGCAAAGATGTTGTCGCAGAACGAGAAGAAGCACTCGCTAAGCAGTTAGCAGAAATGCGTAAGCGTAAACGTGCATTAGTTGATCCGTTGCAATTTGAAATGTCTATCAATGCTGAAGACTTAGTGGACTATGTACCAGAATTCGGCTGGGAAATGGCTCCTGTTTCTGATAAACAAAAGAACGCTTTAGAAAAATTTGGTATTTTTACCGACGACATTGGAAATGCAGGTAAAGCTACTAAATTATTGGAGCGATTGGCCAAGAGGAGAGAAACTGGCCTAACAACACCTAAACAAATCAGAATGCTAGAACGATACGGATTTAAAAACGTTGGAATGTGGAAATTTGAAGTAGCATCAAACATGATTAACCGCATTGCTGCTAGCGGATGGCGCCTACCAAAAGGCATCAATGCTCGAGAATACCAACCTGAATAGGAGACAAAAATGGGAGAATATTGTCACTTAAAAGAATTAGATGGACTTAGATTTGGATCATTGACAGTCATTAATAGAAACCGTAACAATTCTAAGGGTGGCAATGCACGATGGAATTGTCTTTGCGACTGCGGAAATAAAACAGTTGTTATTGGAAGTAAATTAAGAAGTGGTTATACAAAATCATGTGGATGTGCACGTAAAAATGACAACGCTAAAGGTTATTCATCTACAAGACTTTACAGAATTTGGAAAGGCATGATGAATAGATGCTATAACCACAAAAACGATAATTACAAATATTATGGTGGAAAAGGTATTTCAATCTGTGATGAATGGCTAACTTTTATTAATTTTAGAACATGGTCGCTCTCTAATGGATATAAAGAATCATTAACCATTGATAGAATAAATCCAAAAGGTAACTATACTCCACTAAATTGCAGATGGGTAAGTATGAAAATGCAGCAAAACAATAAAACGAATAATAGGTATTTATCATATTTAGGTCAAGAATATACTATTGCTGAATTTTCAGAGAAGTTAAATGTTACCTATTGGACTGTAATAAATCAATTGAAATTAGGTTGGAGTGTAGAAAGAATAGTAGAAGAAGCGAGAATGAAAAATGACAGATGATAAATTTGATTTATTACCTTTACTTGATTATATTGATCCATCAAAACTATCATATCAAGACTGGGTGAATGTTGGTTTTGCCCTAAAACACGAAGGATATACTGCTATGGATTGGGACATTTGGTCACAGTCTGACAGTAGATACAAAAAGGGTGAATGTTTCGCTAAATGGGATAGTTTCCAAGGTAATGGACTTGGGACTGTCACTGGCGCAACTATCACACAGTTAGCGAAAGAAAACGGGTGGACATCTGACTACCGTACGAGTGATGAAGCCCACGAGCTTGATTGGGATAGCACTATTGATCGTGACTATAAAATTATTGACAAGAACTGGATCGAAGCAAAAGAAATTAGAGAACCTACTAACTGGTCACCCGTTCACGATTTGATTACTTACATCAACACTCTTTTTGAATCAACTGACAAAGTCGGATATGTAACAGAAACATACCCGATTGAGACAGATGAAGGGGTAGTCTACAAACCAACAAAAGGGGACTACGCACGTACAGCAGGCGAACTTATCCAAGAGTTGCAAAAATACGGAAACGACATCGGTGCTGTGCTTGGCGACTACAAAGAAGAAGCTGGGGCATGGATACGATTTAACCCTTTAGATGGCAATGGCGTCAAGAACGACAATGTAACAGACTTTAGGTATGCCTTGGTTGAATCCGATAGCATGGAACTTGGTAAACAGTATGCTTTATTTAAAGAACTAGAATTGCCAATAGCGACATTGGTCCATAGCGGTAAAAAATCATTACACGCTATTGTCAAAGTAGATGCTAGAGATTATCAGGAGTACCGCAAACGGGTTGATTACATCTATCAAATCTGTAAGAAAAACGGTCTTGATATTGACACACAGAATCGTAATCCAAGTCGTCTATCACGAATGCCAGGTATTATGCGAAACGGTCACAAGCAATTTTTGATTGATACAAATATTGGTAAAACCAATTATGAAGAATGGTATCAATGGATTGAAGATTTAAATGATGATTTACCAGAGCCTGAAACGCTAGCTGATGAATGGGATAATTTGCCAGAGCTTGCTCCTGAATTAATTAAAGGAGTGTTACGCCAGGGACATAAAATGCTAATTGCAGGACCATCGAAAGCTGGCAAGTCATTTGCTTTGATTGAGTTATCTATCGCTTTAGCCGAGGGACAGAAATGGTTAGGCTGGCAATGTGAACAAGGAAAAGTTTTATATGTCAATTTGGAGCTCGATAGACCATCAGCTTTGCACCGCTTTAAAGATGTTTATGATGCAATGGGATTACCTCCTACTAATGTGGCAAATATTGACATTTGGAACCTCCGTGGGAAAACAGTACCAATGGATAAGTTAGCACCTAAACTTATCAGACGCTCACTTAAGAAAAATTACCAAGCGGTTATTATCGACCCTATTTATAAAGTTCTCACTGGTGATGAAAACAGTGCTGATCAGATGGCCCATTTTACAAATCAATTTGATAAGGTAGCCACGGAACTTGGATGTAGCGTAATTTACTGCCACCACCATTCTAAAGGAAGTCAAGGTGGTAAAAAGTCCATGGACAGGGCAAGTGGTTCTGGAGTATTTGCTCGTGATCCTGATGCATTGATTGATTTAGTAGAGCTTGAGCTTAGCGATGATTTGATTAAGGTTCGTGCTGATAAGGCTGCCAATAAAATCTATCAACGTGCTTTGCAAGAGCGAAATCTAGGCTACTACCAACAATATGTTAGCCTTGACGATTTGGAAAGTAATGCACAGATGAGACAACACTTTGAAAAAGCGATTAGTGATGTCCTAGTACGTAAAATTTACACAGACGAAATCAAGCAGGCTGTCCACGCTATCAACATTAGCACAGGCTGGCGAGTTGAAGGAACTTTACGTGAATTTGCTAAATTTCAGCCGGTCAACATGTGGTTTAGTTATCCAGTGCACGAAGTTGATACAACTGGTGTGTTGGCAGATATACAACTGGAGGAAAGTAAGCCGAACTGGCAGAAAGCTAAGGAAGGTAGAAAGTCAAAAAAAGAAAAGGCAGAGGAACGTAAGCAAAAAATAGATACAGCCTACAGTGCTCTATTTGATGGCTTCACACCCGTTTCATTATCAGAGTTGCAAGAGTATCTGGATTCTACCGAAAAAACAGTTCGAAATCATCTCAAAGAGCATGGTGGTTTTGATATTAAAAACGGAATTGTCTATCAGAAAAAAACAGAATAGGGAAAGAAAATAACAGAAAATTTTCCCTGTAAAAAACAGAGAATTTTATGTTATTTTCCCTTCCTAAATCCTGTAAAAAACATAAATTTTCCCTTTTTCTAAATCCTGTAAAAAACAGAGAATTTTATGTTATTTTCCGGAAAAAGACACGCTATAACTCTTATCAGAGTTATTAAAAGTGTTTTTCCTTCGTCAAAAGTCAAAGAAAAAGGAAGGTTTGGCGTTAGACTTCGCCAAAACCATTCCTTTCTCATCTTTGACAAAGCGCGTAGATTAAGAAAGGAATAAAAAAATGCAAATTGAATTTTTTAAAAATGGTAAAAGTGATATTGAGTTGGAATATTTAAAAAATGAAGTTAACGGTTTTATAAACGACCTGCGAGAAGATGGTATTAAATGTTTAGATATCCAATTCATTTTTGATGAAGATGAGATCATCGTATTTGTTAAATATGAGGGCTTAATTGATGATTGATTTCTTTATCCCGATGAAGAAAATCCCAACTACTACACACCAACAAAAGAAGGTCCGTGTGGTAAACGGTAAACCACAATTCTACGAACCGGATTCGCTGAAGGAAGCTCGTGCCATGTTTATGAGTAAATTTGCACCCCATGCTCCTGAGAAAAAAATGACCGGTCCATTACGACTCACTGTCAAATGGTTATTCCCGAAAATCAAAAAATCAGTAGACGGACAATATAAAGATACTAAACCCGACACAGATAATTTGAACAAGTTACCTAAAGATTGTATGACTGCATTGGGATTTTGGAATGATGATGCGCAGGTTGCTTCGGAAATTATTGAGAAGTTCTGGGCTGATACAGTAGGAATATACGTAAAGGTGGAAGAGTTATGAAAATTGATTATATTAATTTTTTTGAACGAGTGGTTCCTGACTGGATGAGAGAGAGTAATGTCAAAATGCAAGAAGTTGGATTTAATACTGAAGCTTATTGGATATGGGCCAACCAGTCAATTGTTACGATTTGCGAAACTTATGGTAACGACTCATTAATTAATGGTCAATTTCATCTTATTTGGGAGTGGCTTGAAAGTAAAACAAAAGAAAGTAGTTAAAAATGGTAAAACACGTTGTGAGAGTTTACAACAAAGGCATTACAGCGACTTACGCGATCTATGACAAAAACCTGTTTCAGGAGCATGAGTTTGTAACAAAAATAGAAGCGATGCAGTTTATCAGAAAACTAGAGTTAGCAAATGATAAGCGAGCGACAGAATATTTTATGAGGGAAGCGGAATGAAGAAACCAAATCGTTATCCGTACAGTAAATCAAAATTTAATGGTTGTATTTACCAGTTGCATGCAGCCAGCTTTAAAGATGAACAATATGTTGAAGATTTAAAATCATGCGGCATACATTATCAAATTACAAAAATTGGTTATTTTCCTGATATTTTTATAAAAATTGATAATCTCGAACAATTACAAATATTAATAGATAAAACAGGACACGATTTAATACTTAGTAAAGACCAAATTTGGATTTATGATGACTATATGGAATGAGGAGTAATAATGATACCAAAATTTAGAGCATTTAATAAAAAGATCCAAAAAATGTATAGCATTGATGGCTTTAAATCAAGTGAACGCAAAATATACAGATGCAGCTTAGCAGATGATGAGTTTCGCTCTGGTCGCTTAGAGACGTTTCATTTTGTCGAGGATAACCTTGGTGATTATATTCTCATGCAATCCACAGGCCTATTTGATAAAAACGGTGTTGAGATTTTTGAGGGAGACGTCGTGAAATTACAATATACAATTACTAGTGATTTAGAATTTTTTAAAGTGAATCAATTCAGAGGTGGTGCATGGCGACTCTTTAACAAGACAAGTTAAAAACATTTATTTTTTGCAAAATACAAAAGACGACATGCTGAGTTTTAGTGATATTAACGTTATGCCAAGGACTCAAGATATTGAGCGAGAATTTAATGTCAAAGAGTGGATTGGTGATGGGATAGAACACATTGAAAATCCACTAATTGAATGGATATAACCAATAACGGTATCACGCACGTTCGACTCGTGCGGTTGGTATTGACCGAAATTAAAAAATAGAAACGAGGACCTCCTTACACCAAAACAAATCTAACGCAGATTATCGGTCATTTGTTATTATTCAAGGCGCTAATACTGACATCGTACGCCTGTGTCGAAAAACAAAAAAAGAAAGAGAGGACTTTTCTCCACAAAAAAAGACGTCCATGCGAACGCCTTCATGATTAAATACCCAACAATATTATATCATGAATGGAGAGTTAGATGGGCAACATTCCGACACCAAAAGCTAATAATTTTTTGGAAGAATTAAAGACTATCCCACATCTCATAGAGACCCTTGAAAGAGACGCTAACCTAATGAGTCGGTCGCTCGTTAAGTCTCCTCAATGGTCTGATATGCGAGTGTCTGGTGGGGTTAAACAATCACAGGAAGACAAAAACATAAAGATGCTGCATATGGTTAGCTATTATAGTGATCAGATTGAGCGTTTAAAAGACCGTCGACAAGAAATGGCTAATTTGATTGTGCAAAGCATGGGCATTTGTGAGAGTCACGTTTTACTCACGACTTATCTTGACTGTGATGGAGACTATGAGAGAGCCAGAGAACGCTTAAACATAGGAAATCGTAATAAATACTTTATGTTTGTTAGACGAGGAAAGGAAAGTCTGGAATTGATACTAAAAAATACTAATTAGATACAAATTGATACTACATAATACTAATAGCTGTGTTAATATTGTAGTATAGCAAAATAGCAAGAAGAGATAACCTTTTAACCAATTGGCTATTCATTTAGTCGCCAACTTTAACTACGATCAAACTTGTTATTTTATGGTATGTGAGACGTGCAGGTTCGAATCCTGCCGTCTCAATCACCCAGAGATTACACGCTGTGACATTGCGGAATGTAATCAAAGCAAAAAGAATCACGGAACTTTGCGATGTCCACCGTGAATTAACACCCTTATTTGACATTGGCGTTCCTTTGAGGAGAATACGCAATCTGGGTTCGGTGTTAATGATTAAGACTTAGCAACGCCTCTTAACATGCGTACCAGCGCTAAGTCGATTGATTAACCGCAAGTAAAACAAGGGTCGCAACCTTGCTTGTGGTTAGCTGATAGTTCGGTTGAGGATTCGGCCGAAGTGAGTTGTTGCACTGTGCACGGTGTGATAAGCTATCGTGGGCTTAAGTTTTGTGGCGAAACGGCACCGTTAATAATATTTAGACTGTTTATTTGGACTTGCGTTCGCATTAGGAAATACTCACTAAATATTGAGTGCAGTGGCACGTTCGATTCGTGCAAGGTCTGTAGAAGAGCGTTTGTGAGAGGTCTTAGCTCTTCTAAACCTTTGGAACATGAACCGTGATTGGAAAACGGTAAGGGTAGCGCCTTGCTTCGGGACAATAGCTAAGTCCGAAAACTCTTTTCGAAGAGCCAGAAGAAGATGTGTCGGTTCGATTCCGACTGTTCCTGTTCGATAAATAGAAGTGTCCCAGAATGGGGTAGGCAATAGGCTTAGCATTCATTCGCTATTTATCTATAGTTAACCAATTAGTCATCACATTGTGGTGACTTTTTATTATGGATTGGAGGTGGTGGAAAATCGCATACGAGGAATTAACCGAAAAACAACAGCGTTTTGTGGATAAGTACATCACCACATTTAACGCTACTGAGTCTGCAAAACAAGCTGGATATTCTGAAAAAAGCGCTTATAGCCAAGGTCAACGCTTGTTGAAAAATGTTGAAATTCAAAAAGCAATGAAGGAACGTTTTTTGGAGGCAAAAGATACTAAAGGAGACCGTATTCAAGATGTTGCAGAAACGTTGGAACAAGATACATCGATAGCCCGTGGAGAAATCCAAATATCTGAATTCAAAGAAACAGATATGCTGACAGGTCAAGTGGTTATCCACACGAAAAGAGAATATACCCCAAGTCACGAAGAACAGGGTAGGGCTAGGGATAGAATTTATAAAGTTAATGGAGCTTACTCAGAAAAACGTGAATTAGAGCATTCTGGAACGGTGGTGTTTGTTAATGAAGACGACATACCAGACTAAACCAAAGCTAGAAATCAAGGTTGATTTGCCTAAAACTATCGGTATAGGTTATGGCGCTTTTTGGCGGTCTAAAAATTTTTATCGAGTAGTTAAAGGCAGCCGTGGATCTAAAAAATCTAAAACGACTGCTTTAAATTTTATCGTCAGACTGCTGAAGTACCCTTGGGCTAACTTATTGGTTATCCGTAGATACTCAAACACTAACAAACAATCTACTTATACCGATTTTAAATGGGCGTGTAATCAATTAAAGGTTACACACCTTTTTAAGTTTAATGAGAGCTTGCCAGAGATAACCGTCAAGGCAACAGGACAAAAAATCTTATTCCGTGGACTTGATGATGAGTTAAAAATCACATCTATTACTGTCGATGCTGGCGCTTTGTGCTGGGCTTGGTTTGAAGAGGCTTACCAGATAGAGACAGAAGATAAGTTTTCAACAGTTGTAGAATCAATCCGTGGTACTTTAGATGTTCCTGATTTTTTTAAACAGATAACAGTCACGTTTAACCCGTGGTCAGAAAGACATTGGCTTAAACGTGTCTTTTTTGATGAAGAGACAAAGCGGGATGATACCTTTTCAGACACAACGACTTTTAGAGTAAATGAGTGGCTAGATGAGGTCGATAGGAAACGCTACTTAGATTTATACAAAACAAATCCTAGACGGGCTAGAATCGTCTGCGATGGCGAATGGGGAGTAGCTGAGGGGCTTGTCTTTGATAACTTTGAAGTGATTGATTTTGATATCGACAAAATAGTATCAAAACATGACACGTCAAGCGGGATGGACTTTGGGTTTACCCAAGACCCTACTACGCTTATATGTGTAGCTGTGGATTTAGAAAGCAAAGAGTTATGGCTTTACAACGAGCACTATCAAAAAGCAATGTTAACAGACGATATTGTCAAAATGATAAGAGATAAAAACATGCACAAATCTTACATCGCCGCAGATAGCGCAGAAAAACGCTTGATTGCTGAGATAAGGAGTAAAGGCATATCTGGTATTGTGCCGAGTTTAAAAGGTAAAGGGTCTATCATGCAAGGAATACAGTTTATCCAAGGATTTAAAATCCATATACATCCATCTTGTGAGCATACTATCGAGGAGTTTAACACGTATACCTTTAAACAGGACAAGGAAGGTAATTGGTTAAATGAACCGATAGATAAAAACAACCATATCGTTGATGCCATCAGGTATGCACTTGAGAAGTATCATATTGCACGCAAACAAAGCACAAATACCTTTAACATTTTACGCCAAGGACTCAAATATTAGAAAGGAAAATAATGTACACAGAATCATTTAGAGATAGTACGGGAAAGACTAAAACATTAGAGTTTAGATTCCACCGTGAAGCTCGCATGAGGTATCAAGCGGAAAGTCTAGAAAGCTTGTTAACCGAAAAATATAAGCTACTCCGTGAAATGATTGAACACCACGATAAAGTCCAAAAACCACGCATACAAGAGCTTTTAGACTATGCAGAAGGAAATAACCACACCATTAGCGAAATGGGCCGTAGGAAAGACGATGACATGGCTGATGTTCGTGCTGTGCATAACTATGGTAAGTATATTTCAACACTCAAACAGGGCTATTTGGTGGGGAATCCTATTCGTGTAGAGTATATCGATGGTACTGAGCAGCAACAAGACTTATTAAAGGACTTATCTGTTAAAAATAATTTCCATCAACTTAACCGCAGACTGGTAAAAGACCTATCTAAGGTTGGTCGAGCGTTTGAATTGATTTATCGTAGTATGGATGACAAGACAGAGGTCGTGAGACTGGACCCACGGGAAGTGTTTGTTATCTATCAAAATAACCTAGAGCAATCAAGCTTGGCTGGTGTGCGATATTACAACAAAAATCAATTAGATGGGACAACAAAAATAGTCGAACTTTACACCGATAATAAAATCCTGAAGTTTGAATATGATGGTGATCTAACACCTATTGGAGAGGCTTCCTCTCATGCGTTTGGTTCAGTGCCAATCACGGAGTATCTCAACACAGATGATGGCATGGGCGACTACGAGACAGAGTTGTCTTTAATCGACTTGTATGATGCAGCGCAGTCTGACACAGCTAACTACATGCAAGATTTGTCAGATGCAATTCTGGCAATCATTGGTCGTGTATCATTTCCTGGCTATGTCGACACTGCCGAAAAAGCCATTGAATACTTACGTAAGATGCGTAAAGCTAGATTACTTAACTTAGAGCCTCCTGTCGACCAAGACGGGCGTGAAGGGTCCGTAGATGCCAAATATCTATATAAACAATATGACGTACAAGGAACCGAAGCCTATAAAAATCGTATTGTGTCCGACATCCATAAATTTACCAATACGCCAGACATGACCGACACAAAATTTGCCGGTCAACAATCCGGTGAGGCACTGAAGTGGAAAGTGTTTGGTCTTGATCAAGAGCGTGTTGATATGCAAGCTTTATTTGAGCAATCGCTTAAACGTAGGTACAAACTAATCGCTCGTGTAAGCCAACTGCTTAAAGAGATTGATGACTTTGACATCAGCAAGCTTAAAATCACATTTACGCCAAACCTACCTAAGTCGCTACAAGAAAAGATTGAAGCCTTTAAAGCATTGGGTGGGGAATTATCGCAAGGTACCATCATGGCTATCACAGATATTGTGGAAGATGCTCGAAAAGAATTTGAAAACATCCAGTCAGAACGTCGAGAGGAGGAATCTAACAACCCGTCGCTATCAGACTTTGATTTGGGGGTGTTAAGACGTGAAATCAACACAGAAACAACGAAATGAAGCTTATAATCGCGAAAGAAAAGCGATGGATGCATGGGTGAAAGCAGACTTAGAAAACGAAGCTATGTTAAAGCAGTTATATACGCAGTCAAAGGCACAAATCGAGGCTAACATAGATCGTTTTTACATGCGCTATGCTGACAAACACGGTCTCGATAAACGTACTGTGAAGAAGTTAGCCGACAGTTTTGATGTTACAGCTTATCAAAATATGGCGAAAGAGGCGGTTGCTAATCGTGACTTTAGCAAAGAAGCTAATCTGTGGCTTAGCGTGTATAATCTGAAAATGAAGGTAAGCAGAGAAGAACTTCTGCGTGCCGAGTTAAATTATGAGCTACTCAAAATGCACACTAAGATTGATAACCAGATACAGTTGGCAAGAGAAAAAATTGCTTTGGACGAAATGAAACGCCAAGCGGGAATTTTGGGAGGTCAAGGGTCTGTTGCCAAAAGGTTAAAAGGTATCCTAAATGCAGATTTTTACGGAAAAAACTTTTCCGAGCGTGTCTGGGGAAATAACGGATTGTATCACGAGACACAAAAAAGCCTTTTTAGTTCGCTTTCTCGAATCGCTACAGATATGCAAGGATATAAAAAAGAGAAAGAACGGTTGATGAGACGCTTTGATGTCGCAGAACACGAAGCGCTAAGATTACTTAAGACAGAAAGCGCAAGGATTAGAAGTGACGTCCAGTTAGATGCTTATAAGAAAAATGGGTTTACGCATTATATATTTGTTTGTGAGCCTGGAGCATGCCAAATTTGTACACCTTACGATAAAGAACGATTTGAGTTGAGCAAGGGGGCAACAGCTATAACCATGCCACCGCTACATCCGAATTGTAGGTGCTCAACTTATGGAGAGGTCGATTATGGCAGTGTTATAAAATAAAATCAGGAGGAAACATGAATAAAATATCATTAAATATCGAAATGACTTGGGAAAACAAAGACGAATTTCAACAAATCATGAATAAAGTCAATGAAACAAAAGAAGCTTACAAAAAAGCCTTAGAAGCTGCGGGAAATTTTGTCCCTGAAATGTCGTGTGCAACAAAGTTAAATAAAGGAGAAGGTAATGAATAAACGCATCAAGAAAAAACGTAAACTCGAACAGGTTATTGTGTTGCTTATCGCAGAGAATGCCATGCAAGCTGAAGCTATTAAGAATCAAAACAGACAAATTGCAGAGCTGAGAGCGATTATACAACAAAACGTCCAAGCAACAAATAACGAATTGGCAGCGGTTAAAGGCGTATGTTTTGATAATCAAGCAGCTATTACAAACATTGCAATTGACGTTAACTATATTAAGAAAAATTACAAACGTAAGTGGGGGAAGAAATAATATGGTATTAGAGCAAGATGAATTAGATAGGGTTAGAAACCAATGTCTATTCGTGAATAACCCTGAAATGGTAACTATCACAAAATCAGAATATGACCTGCTGATTGAAATTAAAAACAAGTTTTTAAAGTCGTAGCAATACGGCTTTTTATTATGTCCAAGCATTGACGACGTAAAAAGCTATGGATTTTATAGTCGGGGACGACTTAAAACATAGGAGGTGCCAACCATGGCAGAAGAAACACAAACAGTTGAAACGGTTGAAGAGCAAGTGGTACCAGAAGCAAAACAACCGCAAGACGAAAAAAAGTACACAGATGCAGATGTTGATGCCATCATCGATAAAAAGTTTGCAAAGTGGAAGTCAGAACAAGAAGCGGAGAAATCGGAAGCTAAAAAAATGGCTAAGATGAATGAAAAAGAGAAAGCAGACTACGAAAAGCAGAAGCTGTTAGACGAATTGCAAGAGCTAAAAAACGATAAGACACGCAATGAGTTAACAGCAGTAGCTCGTCAAATGTTTGCGGAATCTGAAATCAACGTCAACGATGACGTGCTTGGTTTAGTTGTGACTTTAGATGCAGAGCAAACAAAAGCAAATGTAACAACGCTAGCAAACGCATTTGCTAAAGTTATCGCTGATGACCGCAAGGCTCTGGTACGCCAGACCACTCCGTCAACAGGGGGTGGATTGAGCAAACAAACTAATTACGGTGCTAACTTGGCTAGTAAGGCAGCACAACAAAGCACCAAGCTTTTTTAGGAGGAAAACATGAATAAACGTAAAGTAACAACATCTAAGGAGATTTTACACAATCTACCTTACGAAGCAATTTCAGTAACACTAGATTCTAGCGAACTAGATGAAAAAATTATCAAAGCTGGTGCTGTATTAGCTGGCAAAGAAAAATCTGTATTCGAAGACCGTACACAAAAGGTTAAGGAAGTAAAAAATGGAGAAATTTCTAGCGAAAACAACATCTGCGGCATCTTACTTACAGATGTTGATTTAACAAATGGCGATGCAGTCGGTTCCTGTGTTTATCGTGGGACTATCAATGCAGATAAGCTTGCTGATCCATCTATTGCGGAAAATTATAAAGATTTGAAAGAAAAATTACCGCACATCCAATTTATCGAAGGAGGTAAATAATGGCTTACATTCATGAGATTATCACATCAGAAAATATTAAAGGGTTTTACGACAAACAAAAAGGCGAGGCGGAGCTAACGCTTGGGGAAAAAGCATTTCCGTCTAAACAACAACTAGGCCTTAAGTTATCATTTATCAAAGGTGCAGCAGGGCGTCCTGTAACACTTAAAGCAGCTGCTTTTGACACTAAAGTGCCGCTACGTGACCGTATGTCAGTTGAATTGATTGACGAAGAAATGCCATTTTTCAAAGAGGCTATGCTTGTTAAAGAGGCTGACCGTCAACAACTCAACATGTTAGCGCAAACTAAAAACCAAGAACTTATTGATACAATTTTGGCGTCTATCTTTAACGACAAAGTAACGCTTATCTCTGCCGCTAAAGCCCGTATTGAAGCAATGCGCATGGAAGTTTTATCATCTGGTAAAATCCATATTGCGTCAAACGGTGTCATGAAAGATATTGACTACGGAATGACCGAAGAGCAGACGACTAAAGCTAAAAACAAATGGTCAGACGCAAATCAAGCTACGCCACTAGCCGATATTACAACCGCTATCGAAGCAATGGCAGAGCGTGGTTATGCACCAGAAGCCATCATCATGAACTCTAAAACATTTAGTCTGATTAAAAACGCAGATAATACTGTAGAGGTTGTTAAACCTATGGCACCACAGGGTTCAGCGGTTACCAAGAATGACTTAAACACATATCTGGAAGATGAGTTGCAAGTCAAAGTCATCCTGAAAGACGGCATGTTTGTCGGTGATGACGGGAAAGCACGCAAGTACTTCCCAGATGGCGTTGCTACACTTGTCCCTAACGGAAGTCTCGGTAGCACGGTATTTGGCACAACCCCAGAGCAATCAGACTTGATGGGTGGTCAAGCCACAGATGCAGAGGTGTCGATCGTTGAAAACGGTATTGCTGTCACAACTACTAAAACAACAGACCCTGTAAACGTACAAACAAAAGTATCTATGATTGTATTGCCATCATTTGAACGCTTGGCAGAAGTACAAATTATTAATGCCAACGGCGAAACTAAAAAAGAAAACAGCTTTGAAATGTAGGAGGTCAATATGCCTAGAGTAATTAGAGCATTTAAAGATAAAGTAACAAAAGTAGTCTACGAAGTCGGCGATATTTACTCGGGCGACCGAGTAGAGTTTTTGACAGAGGGCGGTGTTTTAGAACCGTCTGTAGACTTTGACAAGCTGAAAGTGAGTGAGATTAAAAGCAAACTTGACGAGCTAAGCATTGAGTATGATGCTAAACTTAAAAAATCCGAGCTATTGGAGCTTTTAAAGCAAACAATCGGATAGTTTGGAGGTGTTTATGCAAGAGATAAACACAGACAGCATAATAGCTAACGTAAAGCTTGATTTAGGCATTTTAGACAGTCAACAGGATGATTTACTTAACATGTTGCTAAAACGTGTTACAGACCATTTTAAAGCTAAATATGGCGTTGTCAAAATAGACAGCGCTTTTAGTTTTGTTTTAGAAGATTGTTTAATTGCTAGATTTAACCGTAGAGGTGCGGAAAGGGCAAAAAGTGAGAGTGTGGAAGGTCATACGACGACATACTACGACTTTTTGGACGAGTTTGAACCATACGACAACATGATTATGGCAAAACTTGACTTAATCAAGGATAAATCTCGTAAGGGGGGATTATACTTTTTATGAGATATGCAGATAGAGTTACATTTGTTAAAACGACAGATGAGCAATACGACCCTGATTTAGGTGAGTACACGCACACAGAGACTATAAGCGAGACAAAACCTTGTTTTGCGATGGAAATGGGTGCGGAGAAGTCTGTGCAGATTTTTGGAGATTATCAAAAGGACCGTAAAGTCATTTACCTAAAACAGCCTTATACAAAAGCATTTGATTATTGCGAGTATGAGGGCAGGAGATACAAAGCGCAGGCAAATAAGCTTGGCGCTATTGTTTTTTATCTGGAGGAGGTGTTGTAATGCCTAGCGTGACCATAGAGTGGAAGGGTATTGAAAAAGCTTTCAGCAAGCTGGTAAACGCCTCTGGCAACATTGATAGATTAACAGATGCAGTTGTTAAAAATCATGCAGAAAAAGCCAAAGCAGAAGCTCAGAGGATTGCTCCTTATGACACCGGGTTCTTGCACGATGAGATATATACTCACTATCCAGCTAAAGCAAGCGCAGAAATTGTTTCAAACGCAGGATACTCGGGTTTTTTGGAATATGGTACAAGAAAAATGCCGGCTCAACCATTTTTGAGGCCAGCGATTGAATCAATTTTACCAGATCTTGAAAAGGATTATAACAGCGTTATCAGGAGGGCCTTTAAATGACACCTAACAACGCCGTTTTTAGGCAGATTTTTAAAGAGTGTTTGGCGGTAACTAAAAATACCTATGATTATTTGCCGAATGCCAATGCTAAATATCCATTTGCTTACATTGGGGAGTCATCTAATACGCCTAGCAATAACAGCGAAATGATGGGGGTAATTAGGCAGACAATACATGTTTATGGAGAGTTAAAAAAACGCTCTGAAATAGATAATGTCGTTACTAATTTACATGACAAAATCATCTCTCTGACATCTGCATACGGTTATAACTTTAGGGTTGATCGTATTAACGAGCAGACTTTACCCGATAACTCAGACACGACACCGTTGTTACATACGGTATTAGATGTCTATTTAACTTACACAAAGAAAGGAAACTAAATGGCAGAATTAATTCAAGGAAAAAGCTTTTTGCTATTCTTTCGTAGATTAGATGATGTTGAGACAAAAGATGCTGCAAAATTGCGATTCCAAACAGAACATTCTATTAAGATGGAGAAAGAGACCGAGGCAACAAAAACAAAAGACGGAATTATTAACTCGTTGTCTGATGGAGAAAACACCATTGATATTAAGTCTTTTGCTTATACGAGCGATGAAAGCACGACAGCAATTTGGGAAGAGTTGCGAAAATATTTTAAAGATGGCGATGTGGTGGAGATTTGGCAAGTTGATTTGACTTCTAAGGATTCTGGTCATCAAAAATATAAAGCGGAATATTTCCAAGGATACTTTACATCATTTGAAATTTCAGCACCGGCAGATGGTCAAGTAGAACTATCTATGACTTACGCAATTAACGGAAACGGTGTAGAAGGCGTAGATGAACTGACATCAGAGCAAAAACAAGCAGTATCAGATGTGCTGTACAGATACAAAAGCATGGCTAGAGGTGGTGCTGAACCGGAAGAAACTAAAAAAGAAAACAGTTTTGAAATGTAAAAAGGAGAGTAAATGGAAATCACTGTTGGTAAGAAAACGTATGACCTCGTTTTTGGGTTTGATTTTTTAAAATACGCAAATAAACACAGAGCGATCGAAATGGATGGTGTAGGAATTGGTGCAGGTTCGATGACAAAAATTGAGGCAGGAAGCGCATTTAAAGATCCGGAAGTCTTGCTTTTTATTTTAAAATGCGCTACGAGCACGGAGAAAACGAAACCATCCAATGAAGAACTCGAAAAATTTATCGAAGAAGCGATTGTAAACGGAACTTACATTGGGTTTTACGATGAAGTAGTTGCGGAAATAAAAAAGGATGCAGTCCTCCAGCAAGCTATCGCAGGAAACCAAGTAATCGAAGCAGTGACGAAAGCCAAATAAACTACTCCTTTGACGATTTAATGGCGATAGCTATGGCAAGGTTTGGGCTTAGCTTATTGGAAGCCAAGAGGCTGACATGGCATGACTATTGTATTTATGACTTGGCTCATCAAGTAAAAATGCAAGAGGAGGAGACTATGTTAGCTAAGCAAGCTTGGTTTAATCAAGCGGTTAAGGCGACAAAAGGGACAGGAAAAAATGTCCGTTCGGCTTATAAGAGTTTTAAAGATTTTTATGATGCAGGGAAAGCTTTTGACGCTATCTTTGATACAAAGCCAAAAAAACCAAAGTTATCTATCGCTGATTTAAATCGTGTCATAAATGAATAGGAGGAATAAATGGCCGGTGTTGCAGACTTTACGTTAACGGCGTTAATTAAAGCAGACGCCAGCGGATTTAGAGCAGGTGTCCAAGATGCAAAAAACGCGTTAAACGAATTACAAAAAACAACGGGGAGCAGGCTACAGCGTATCGGCGACACCTTTGGGGGTGTCGGGAAGGCGCTGACAGCAGGTCTGACGTTGCCTCTGACTGCCCTTGGGGGCGCATCACTTAAAGCGTTTTCGGATTATGACACCGCATTAATTGGTGTCCGCAAAACAACGGACATATCAGGAGATGCTTTAAATAGATTTAGCAAGCAAATTATGTCTTTGTCTCGGGAGATGCCAAACAGCGCTGTCGAGATTGCCAATCTAGCAGAGGTAGCAGGACAACTTGGTATCCGTACGGACGAAGGTGGTAAACACCTAATCAACTTTTCGAGAATCGCCGCTCAAATGGGGACTGCTACAAATATGTCATCTGAGCAAGCAGCTAATGCAATGGCACGATTAGCAAACATCACTCAAATGCCACAAACACAGTTTCACAGATTAGGGTCAACCATTGTAGCTTTAGGTAATAAAATGGCTACAACAGAATCGGAAATCTCAGAGATGGCATTGCGGTTGGCTGGTACTGGTCATCAGGTTGGATTGACAGAAGCTCAAATAGCAGGTTTGGCGGCTGGAATGAGCTCGGTTGGTATCAATGCAGAAGCTGGGGGTTCAGCATTTTCTCGAGTCATGCAGAAAATGAATACAGATGTCCTTTCTGGAGGCGAAGGTTTACAGAAATTTGCCTCAGTAGCTGGTAAAACAGCGGAAGAATTTGCCCAAACGTGGAGAAAAAACCCACAAGAAGCTATTGTTGACTTTGTGAAAGGACTAGGAAAAATCAAAGAGAGTGGCGGAGATGTCACAGAAACTTTGAAAGATTTAGGTATTAATTCCGTGCGAGAGATTGACACTTTAGCACGTCTTTCTGGTGCGGGAGATTTACTAGCCAAATCGTTTAACATAGCAAATAAGGCGTGGGCGGATGGCACTGCTCTGCAAAAAGAAGCAGATGCTGCTTCGCAGAGTTTCGCTAACCAACTAAAATTACTTAAAAATGCCTTATTTGAAGCTGGAACCGTTATAGGGAAACATCTAGCTCCGAGGATTGGAAAACTTGCAGAAGGAATAAAGAAAATCACTCAAGCTTTTAGTGATTTAGACCCAAAAGTCCAAGACGGTATCATAAGTTTTGGGATCTTCCTTGCTACCATCGGTCCTGTATTTTTAGTTATCAATAAAATAATAACGGGAATAAGAATGCTAGCAACAGCATTTGGATTTATCAAAGGGTTGGTGACAGCATTTAAAACAGCAGGAACAGCATTGACCGGTTTTAAGGCAGTTATAGCGGCTTTAGGAGGACCAATCACGCTGATTATAGCGGGAATTATGGCTCTAGTAGGAGTACTAACATACCTTTGGACAACAAATGAAGGATTCCGAAACGCCGTTACAGGCATCTGGGAAGCTGTAAAACAAGTATTTTCTACAGCATGGGAGTATATCAAAAACGCATGGGCTGCCGCTCCAAGCTTCTTCTCAAATCTATGGGAAACAATAAAAAACGGCGCTTCGAGTATATGGGATAACGTTAAAACAGTATGGGCTTCAGTCGTTGATTTCTTAAAAGCGGTTTGGCAAGGATTGGCAGATTTCTTCTCACCTCTGTGGGAAGGGATAAAATCATCTGCTCTAGGTGTTTGGGAAAGTTTTGTTACAGGAATGATCCCTATTGTCGATGCTTTTAAAAATTTATGGAGCTCTTTGACGGAATTCTTTACAGCTCTAGGCGAACAAATAAAGCCTATTTGGGAAGATATTAAACAATTCTTTACTGACACGTGGAATATTATCGTAACAATTTTCCAATCTGCTTTAGCAATTTTGACTCCTGTAGTGCAGGCGGGCTTTGAAATTATAAAATTGCAAATTACATTGGTGTGGGAGTTTATTAAGACTTATATTCAGCTGGCTTGGGTTATTATATCTAACACTGTACAAGTGGCGCTTACTACTTTAGCAGCAATTATTACAGCTGGCTTTGAAATTATAAAAACAGTTATCCAAACCATGTGGGAGGTCATTAAGATACTTGTTCAGTCAGCTTGGACAGTTATCACAACAATCGTTTCTACAGCAATAAATGTTGTTGCTGAGATAATTAGAACAGTCACGGCTGTTATCCAAGGAGATTGGCAAGCGGCTTGGGAAGCGATAAAGTCAATATTCGAAGTAGCCTGGAACGCTATCAAAACAATTGGAGAAACGTTATTCAATGCTTTGAAATCAGTTATTGAAACAATCTTAAACGCTTTAAAATCTATTTGGGACTCTGTATGGAATGCTGTTAAAGCCACCGCCGAAAGCGTATGGAATGCCATTAAAGCGATTGTCTCTGGCGCAATGGATGCCATGAAAAACGCAGTAAGTAATGGTATTAATGCAGTTAAAAACTTCATTGTTAACGGGTGGAATTCAGTCGTTGGTTTTTTATCAAGTATCAACCTATTTTCAGCCGGTAGCGCCATCATGCAAAGCTTTTTAAGCGGTCTAAAATCTATGTGGGGGGCTATCACTAGCTTTGTAGGCGGGATTGCCTCTTGGATCAAGTCGCACAAAGGACCTATAAGTTACGATAGACGCCTGCTTATTCCAGCTGGTAAGGCAATTATGTCAGGACTTAATAACGGTCTATCAAACGGTTTCGGTCAAGTTAAAAACAATGTTTCTGGGATGGCTGATAGCATATCTAAACTTGTTGATGGCAATTCACTGTTCGATGCTGACATGAGTAGTACTATATCAGGAGCGGTGGCAACAGGTGTCGAAGTAGATCTTGGACATCAGGCAAAACCGTTAGAACTCAACCTAGAACTAGGAAACAGAGCTTATGGTCTTTTTGTAGATGACATTACAGATAGACAGAGAGCTACAGCACGATTAACAGAGGTCTATTAATGTATGATTATGTAAATTTAAAAGGTGGTGCGAGTGTAACAGCTCGCTTGCCATCTGATAATATGTCCGTAAACGGGAAACCGCTTAATGAATTAATACCAGGGTATAGGCAATTACATGTGTCAGGCCGTGGTATTGTTAGCCAAGAAATTGAAACTATTGCTATTCCTAGCCGTAGAGGTGTTTACATTTCAAACATCCAGGACAAAGAAAGAGAAATTACAGTAACCTTTCAACTGACATCTGACAATTCAGAGGGTTTAAGGGAAGCTTTTGCAAAACTGAATAAAAATCTAAGAGGTGAATTATCTTTGACTTTTGCTGATGAAAAAGACTTTACTTATAAAGGGTTTTTAAAATCTGCTCCTGACGACTCCGAACAGTCTCTAACGCTCGTTTCTAGCTTTACATTGTTGATTCCAGATCCATACAAAAAAGGAGCTTTAAAGACATCTAGAGGGCCTATAACCTTAACGCACGCTGACAAGGTGCTTCCAAATAAAATTGTTTTACAGTCAACTGGAGGCGCAGAGATTGAAATAACAGCCGGCAGTGAAAGGATGAAGCTTAAAGGGCATTATGGCAGCGGAGATAAAATCACTATAGAATGGTTAGACGACGAAGTTGTTATTAAACATAACAATAATCTTGCTCTTTCAAATCTCCTTCATCTGTCTGTGCCAGAAGAATTTTATGTAAAAAACGGTGATACCATCCAAGCAACAAACGCTGCTGTTGAAAGCGTTGAATGGAGGGATGAACAACTATGATTTATCTTTTTGACAGAGATGAAAAACTAATCAAAATCATCCGGAAAAACGCTTGTAAGTCAGTCATCCAAAAACAGACGCTTACAGATACTAATTATGTATCTGACTTATTAACGGCTGAGTTAAAAGCGTTGCCTGACGATATTTTAGAGCAGTCTGAATATATGGCAGTGCCGACAAAAGAGGACAAACGAAAGTTTCACCTCTTTTTTATTGTGCGTGATGAAACCGAAGGCAACGCAACGGTTTTGAGCGGTGTCCAATCAGGTATTGAGGAACTTAGGAAAGCAGTAGCAGAAAATAAAAGGCCTAGAAAAAGAGATGCAAGAGAAGTTATCAAATATTTGCTTAAAGACACTAATTGGCACGCTCGATATGTTGCTGAAACAGGAAAATCATCTACTAATTTTTATTATGATTCTGTGTTTGATTCTTTGTTAAAAGTTTGCTCAGCCTGGCAACTGGAAATGCAGTTTTTTGTCGAGATGAACAATAATGAAATAGGTGCTAGGTATATTGATTTTAAAAAGAAAATCGGTGTAGCGGAGGGACGTCGTGTTGTTTACGGACACAACGCCTTAAAGATACTTAAACAAAACGAAAAAGCGGAATTAATTACAGCTGTCATTGGCCGAGGAAACGGTCAAGAAGTGTCCTCTGCTGAAGAAAATGAAGGTGGGAAAGCCGGATACGGTCGGAAAATTACATTCAAAGATGTGGTTTGGACTAAACCAAACAATCCACTAGATAAACCGGCCGGCCAGCTGTACTTAGAATTACCAGAAGCTACGGAAGAGTATGGAATAAACATCAAAGGAAAAAAAGTACCTAAGATTGGTGTTGTTGATATTGATTCTGATGACCCAGAAGAGTTGCTTCAACGTTCGTATGAGTATTTAGTTGATCACGCAAGACCAAGAGCTGTTTTTAAAACAACCTCGGCTTACTTAAAAGCAAATATTGGCGATACTGTGAGAGTTGTCCGAAAAGACCGAAATCTTGACTACGAAGTTAGAGTTTTCGAAATCACTTGGGACAGACTAAGCAATAAAGCGATAGATATTAAATTAGGCGATAGGTTAAATGCTTCTGACAGCCTAAAAAAAGCTCAATTACAGTCACATTTGACAGATAGTGTTTCTGATACCGTTTTTGATACTCTGGGACAATTTTTAAAGGATGAATTGCCTAGCGCAGGTGGCTTTAATACCAACTTTTATAGCGAAAACGAACCTGATAAAAGCAAGGTAAAAATAGGGGATATCTGGTTTAAGCCCGACCCAGAACATGAAGGTCATAAAATCATGCTTATTTGGGACGGCAAAAACTGGGTCGAAGTCGTTAGAAGTTATAACTCCGATATCGCTAAAACGGCTGTTGAAGAAGCAATCAAAGAAATCGAAAAGCTCAAACAACATCAGCAAGAACTAGACGAACGTAACCAAAAAGAACTCGATGAATTCCGAGCCACCCTCAAAAACCTAGCGTTACCAGAGGAAGCGATCAAGAAAATAACCGAAACTATCAAAGTTGATGACATCCCGTCTATTAAACAAAGCTTTGATGACCTAAAAAACAAAGTCAGTGAAACGAGCGAGACGTCCCGTCTAAACGCCGAAATTTTAGGTAACAACGGTAAGACCCACTACAACAAAAACCTCTTGGTTGGCGACCCTAACCGTGTAAAAACCTATGACCAAGACTATATCGAGCTTGAAGCTAATGACGGTGGTTTTAAACGTGGCGAGACGTACACGATTAGCTTTAGTCAAACGTGTGAGCTACTCAAAAAAGTGGCTATCACATTGACGCAAATTAATAACAAGGGAGTTAAGTTAGTACTGACACCAACCAAAGCAAAAATGGATGCACAGACGTTTGAGGTCGCTAAGGATAAACAGTCTATAGAGGTTTATCCTTTGAGCTACACGGCTGTTTTAACTGGCGACTGGTATAAATCTAAGCAGATAGATTTAAACGCGTCGGAGGTGCAGGAATTGGCCCTGGATATGAGCTATAAAGAGATTGCAGATGCCAAAGGTGCAACTATTATCGGCAAACAGTCCGATAAACCAAAAATTATTTTAGACGGAAGGAGGGACAGATGACGCTAGAAGAAAGAATACCAATTAAAGTCTTATTTGACCGCAAGGATGCTGCCGAGTGGCAAAAATTAAATCCTGTTGTTGATGATGGTGAACTAGTTGTTGAGCTAGACACTCACAGGCTAAAAGTCGGTGATGGCAAATTGACTTACAATGACCTGCCTTACTACGAAGGTCCGCAAGGAGAATCTATCACTAAGGTACAGCTATCCGAAAATGGTGACTTATCGGTATGGATTGGGGAAAAAGAGACTAAGCTCGGAAATATCAAAGGTCAAAAGGGTGACAAAGGTACAAGTATTACTGACATCACCAAAGATGGTGAGACGCTCACTATCAAACTATCAGACGACACTCAAAAAACCTTTAATATCCCCAATGGCCAAAAAGGGGATAGAGGTAAGAGCGTTGAGAGTGCTCGGGTTGATGAATCCGGTCATTTAAAACTAAAAATTGAAGAGGAATCAGAGTTAGATCTTGGAAACGTTAAAGGTGAGTCAGGACCTAAAGGTGATAGTATCACTATCACAGGTCAACAACGTGTCTCAGAGGGCGTACAGCTGACCTTTAGTGATAAAACCAAGGTCGTTATTCCGAAAGGAGAAAAAGGCGACACTGGTGATGTCAACGGCATCAATCTGGAAGATTATGTCAAAAAATCTGAACTTAAAAACGTCGGTTCCGCAGATGTTAAAGCTATTAATGACTTTTTAGGGCTATCTCAAAAGGTGTTTACAAGCAGCTATAGTTATACAGATAGCTTACTAAAAAGTTATGCAAAACCCAGCTATTCGGCGAGTTGGTATGTCAACGAATCTACAGTTTCTACTAAAAATGGTGACAAAGTATTGATTACAATACATAACACTACCACCCAAGCAGACAATTATTTGGAGGTAGCGGTGACTTATGTTGGTGCTAACTACGTGACTGCTACTTCCACAGGTCGCTTACTGACTACTCCTGGTGAAGTCAAAGTAGTGACAAAAAAGCAAGCAAAAGAAGATTATGCTGCTAAAAAACATAAGCATGAGATTAGTGACATAGCTGGTCTTAATGAGCGCTTGTCTGGCTATCTCAGACAAGCTGATATACAGTCACAGCTTAATAATATCGGTAAGCTAAAAGACACGCAAACCGGACAATATCTTGAGGTTAAAGTGGTTGATAAAGGACAGGTGCCTAGCAATACCAGTGGCATGATCGTGTTTGAGAGGTCATAATTTGTTAAAAGATTTAAATAATATCATTATTAATAACAAAACGATTGATCGTATTATTTGTAATAATACGATTGTCTATCAGCGGTCGTGGAATCTGCTTTTTGACGGTTTGCTGACAAGCGCTGGGAAAAAATTGGATATTTATCCTTTTTATAAAATCGTAATCAATAATGCATTTTTTGTTAAAACCCCCACAACAAAAAACAATACGATTTTTTTAGCAGGACATAAAATACTAGCATTACAAGATAGTCATTTTTGTTTTTTTAGAGCATTAGAAAAAAGTTTTTTTGTCAAAATTTACGGTAAAAATTAGGAGGTAACATTTGAGTAGAGACCCAACACTTTTAATAGACGAGTCAAATTTAACAATCGGCTCAGATGGACGTGCTTATTATACATTTACGGCTGATGGTGACACAAAAAGCGTTAAAATAGCCAATAACAGATGTATCGGTACAACTCGCTTTAACCAGCTCATGATTGAGCGAGGGGGTAAACCAACTAACTACGTGGCGCCCGTGGTTGTCGAGGGGACAGGTAATCCGACTGGACTATTTAAAGACCTCAAAGAGATTAGCCTCGAGTTAACAGATACTAAAAACTCCAAACTTTGGTCAAAAATCAAGCTTAATAATCAAGGGATGATTGAAGAGTATTACAACGGTACAATAAAATCTGAGATTATCAAAACCGCAGAGGGCACGCAGCAACGTATTAGTAGCGAGACCGATAAAAAACTTGCGCTTATCAACGAGACAGTCTCAGGCATTAGACGTGAGTACCAAGATGCAGATAGACAGCTATCGTCAAGCTACCAAGCTGGTATTGAGGGGCTAAAAGCCACAATGGCCAATGATAAAATCGGTTTACAAGCTGAGATACAAACAACCGCTCGAGGATTATCACAAAAGTATGATAACGAGCTAAGACAGTTATCGGCTAAGATCACAACAACCTCAAGCGGCACTACAGAGGCCTACGAAAACAAACTCAATGGCTTACGTGCTGAGTTTACTCGCTCAAATCAAGGCACGAGGACAGAGCTCGAGTCACAAATTAGCGGACTAAGAGCGGTACAACAGACAACCGCTAGCCAAATTTCACAAGAGATTAGAGACAGGGCAGGTGCTGTCAGTCGTGTGCAGCAAGACTTAGACAGTTACCAACGACGATTACAGTCCGCAGAGGGTAATTACAACAGTTTGAGAGAGACTGTAGCGGGTTATGAGCGCAGGATATCCAATCAGGATAACACTATCTCCTCTAACTTTACTCAGCTAAAGACTTTGATAGATCAGTCTGTGACCTTGGAGAAGGTCCAGTCGCTCTTGCGGCAATCTGGTGATAGTATCATGCTCGCGATTAAGGACAAGTTGCCTAAGAGCAAGATGTCTGGTAATGAGATAATCTCAGCGATTAACCTAAACTCCCACGGTGTGCAAATAGCTGGTAAAAACATCACTCTTGATGGCAATACCACTGTCAACGGCGCTTTTACCACAAAGATTGCCAACGCTATCAAAATCAAGGCTGACCAGATTATCGCAGGAGTGATTGACGCTGCTAAGATTAGAGTGATTAATCTAAACGCCAGCAGTATCGTTGGTTTAGACGCTAACTTTATCAAAGCTAAAATTGGCTATGCTATCACTGATTTGCTCGAGGGTAAGGTCATTAAGGCTCGTAATGGAGCGATGCTTATCGACTTAAATACAGCTAAGATGGACTTTAATAGCGATGCCACAATTAATTTTAATAGCAAAAACAATGCCTTAGTACGTAAAGATGGCACACATACTGCCTTTGTACATTTTAGTAATGCGACGCCCAAAGGTTATACAGGGTCAGCGTTGTATGCATCGATCGGGATAACCTCATCTGGTGACGGTGTTAACTCGGCTTCTTCCGGTCGTTTTGCAGGGCTAAGGTCATTTAGGTACGCAGAAGGCTATCAACACACTGCGGCAGTCGACCAAACAGAGATTTACGGAGATAGTGTTTTAGTTGTGGATGATTTTAATATTACTCGAGGATTTAAGTTTAGACCAGACAAGATGGCAAAAATGCTTGACATGAACGACTTGTATGCGGCTGTAGTAGCGCTTAGTAGGTGTTGGAGGCATTTGTCTAATGTTGGATGGAATCCGTCTCACAGAAACTTTATCAACGCTGTTAATAGTGAGCTGAATAACTATGTGCAAAAAATTATTTAGGAGAAACAATGGATTTAACAATAAAAAATAAAGAACTCAATACACTATATAGTGTACTAGACAAAATCAAAATCACTAATATGCGTGCTAATCGCGGACGTGCTAAGCTACTCGCAAAAGTAGTAGATAAATTCAAAGAGTACGCCAAGGATGAGGGTGACCTTATTGATCTGTATGCTCAAAAAGACAAAGATGGCAAGTTTGTCATTGATGAGCACAAAAACATCAAGCTAGCAGACCCCACTAAACTCGACGAGTTCAGCGGCCTACTCAACGAGCTAGCTGATGAAGAAATTGTGATTAAAGGGGGTGAGTACTCCAAGCGATTTATTGACTTTTTAAACTTTTTAGAAGAGTGTGAAGATGAATTTACATCATCTGAAATCATTCTTATCGACAACATTTTGGAACAATTTGAAGAAAGTAAAAAAGGAGAATAACCATGAGAAATTGGAAAGTGACAGGAAAATACCCACAATTTGACAGCACAGGAGCAGTCGCAAGCACACATATTATTATCACAGCAGAAGATGGCTCAGTCATCTCTCAACCAATCAAGCAGGACTTAAACTCAACTAATGACACAGAGATTATCAAAGCTACTTTGGAAGAATTTAAAAAATCTGAATACGTTGAAATTGCAATGGGCGAAGCCGTGCAAAAAGTAGACGACCTTGAAAAAATCTCACAGGAAACCGCTAAGACCGCTAAAACAGCCCAAACAGCCGCAGGATTAGCTAAGGTGTCCGCAGAGCGTACACAGCGAATGATTAACTTGCAAACCATCCACATGTTAACGAGCGGCGGCAAGATTGATTCTGACATTTATAAAGGCATGCTTGAGCTAATCGAGCCAGCCCAAAAAGGTGAGTATCAAGCCTATGATGTCTTTACGGTGGTCGACAGTACTAAAGAGGAAGACGGAGAGGCTGGTGAAGGTAACCTAGTCTTCGTACACGTTAACGAAGCATTTGAGTATGACAAACAAACCTTAGAGGAGCTAGAGTCAGAAGCCAAAGTAACAGTTATCAAGTACGCTGATTTGGTTAAACAAGATTAGAGGTGGTTTATGGCAACAGAGTTGATATTTGGCGTTGGTGGCTTTATTTTAGCTATCGTCACGACTTACAATATTTTTAATGCAAAATCCATCAAGCATGCGACAGATATTACTTTGTTGCAATCTGAGGTAGAGCATTTAAAAATTGTTACACGCCAAAATGCTCGGCGGCTTGAAGAGCACGCTGAGCAAAATAAAACGTTGATTACAATGACAGAGCAAATTAAAAATTTAACAGATGATGTTAAAGATTTAAAAGATATGATGAGAGGAGAAATCAAATGATCAATTTAAAATTACGACTACAAAACAAAGTAACCTTGATGGCTATTTTGGGAGCTATCTTTTTGTTAGCACAGCAATTAGGTATTAAACTACCATCAAACATCGCAGATATTGCAAACACAGCTGTAACGCTTTTGGTATTGCTCGGTGTTGTCACAGATCCAACCACGAAAGGCCTGTCAGATAGTGAGCAAGCATTGACTTACCATGAGCCCAAAAAATAGGAGGAGCCATGCGAGCAATCACACGATTAGCGTTAATACTAGCAATCGCAATACTGTATGTGCCATTATCTGTGATTGCTCTTATCTTTTATCCGTTTTTTGAGGAGGAAGAAGAATGACAGTAGATACTGAAAAAGCCATCGCTTGGATGGGTCTTAAAGAGGGACGTGTCAGCTATTCTATGGATTATCGCAATGGCCCCGATAGCTATGACTGCTCTAGCTCTGTTTGTAGCGCATTGATTTACGCTGGCGCTAGTAATCCTGGTTGGTTACTCAATACAGAGTACATGCATGATTGGCTAATTCAAAACGGTTATCAGTTGATTGCCGAGAATGCGGATTGGGCTAGCCTACGTGGTGATGTTTTTATTTGGGGAATGCGCGGTCAATCGGCTGGCGCTGGTGGTCACACGGGTATTTTTATTGATCCAGATAACATTATCCATTGTAATTACGCTCGCAATAACATTACAATCGACAATTATAATCAGACAGCTGTAGCCAGCGGTTGGATGTACTCTTACGCTTATCGTTACGTCGGAGGTACCGACAAATGTGTCGGTAGCAAAAGCATTGATGAGCTAGCTCAAGAGGTCCTATCTGGCAAACATGGTAGTGGCGAGCAGCGCAAAATCTCACTTGGTGCTAACTATGATGCCGTGCAAGCAAAAGTCAACGAGATGCTCAAACAGCCAAAAGTAGCCGAGCAAAGCCCTGCTGTCAAACAAGACGGAGACTTAATGTTTAATGGTGCTGTGCTTAAAAAGTCTATCTTAGATAAAATCCTAGTTAAGTGTAAAGAGCATGACATCTTGCCAAGTTATGCCATTACTGTGTTGCATTTTGAGGGGCTTTGGGGTCAATCTGCAGTAGGTCGCTCTGATAATAACTGGGGAGGCATGACATGGACTGGCCAAGGTAATCGTCCAAGCGGTATAACGGTTACCCAAGGCACGGCTCGACCAGTTGCTGAGGGCGGCCACTACATGCACTACGAAAGTGTTGATGACTTTTTGACAGATTGGTTCTATCTGTTAAGAGCTGGTGGCTCTTACAAGGTTTCAGGAGCTAAGACTTTTAGTGAGGCTGTAAAGGGCATGTTTATCGTTGGTGGCGCTAAATATGACTATGCAGCTAGTGGTTATGATAATTATATTGTAGGCATGTCTAGCAGATTAAAAGCAATCGAGCAGGAAAATGGACCAATTAACAAGTATGACCAACAGGCCGACATCAGTGCCGAGCAGTCTGACAAGATTGATGTGGTTATTGACAGCCTTGAGATTACTATTAATGGTGTTACCTACACCGCAACTAAAAAACCAATATAGGAGGTAAAGCTCCTTAAGATAAGACAAAACCGCTCAGATTAATTTCTGGGCTGTTTTTTGGTATTAATAGTGAATGCAACAAAATTTTTACAATATATTGTGTTAAAAATGTATTTTTATATACAATTATTCAATATGTTGTGTTCGCTTGAATTTATAAGTTTCAAGACACGATCTTGTGTCTTGACATTATTTTTAAAAAAAGTATAATTATCTTAACAAGACAAACCCCCCATTCCTTTAAAGGCAGATACGTTCTGATATGGGGCTTTTTTTATATCGTTAGGAGAGTTATGAAACAACCTTTAGCTTTGACATGGGAAGATCAAATTAGGTTATTTGAAAAACGTGGATTAATTGTTAAAGCTGATGATGTAGAGAAAATCAAACACATCAGTTATTATAGAATTAAAGAATTTGCAAAACCACTTGAAATAAAGCGACAAGATGGTGAGGAGAAAGATATTTTATATGATAATATTGAGTTTGCAGAAGTTTTGGCAAGATATTATCAGGATAAAAACTTAAGAATCTATCTACTGCACGCTATTGAAAAAATTGAAGTGTCTATTAAAACAAAAATTTCTTTTGTTTTGGGGGATAGATACGGAGCATTTGGATATTTAAATTTCTCTTCATGGGCTAATAGGAATAAGTTTACAAAATATGATATTGAAAAAAGACAATTTAGGATTAAAAAGAATTTATTGAATACTGTAAGAAAATCTCAACTAACTGAGTTACAAAAATCAATTAACCTTGATCCAGATGGATTCCCAACAGTGTGGCTTGCTATTGATTTATTGATGTTTGGTGACATCGTTTCAATCTTAACAATCATGAGCGAGAAGAATATTAAACAGATTTGTCAATATTACAGTTGTACACCAGAAGAACTTGTTTCGTGGCTTAAATGTTTGAATTTCATAAGAAATGTATGTGCTCATAATTCAAATGTACTGGATATTCAAATCACAACAAAGCCTAAACTTCGTTCAGAATGGAGAAATTATATTGATACAGTAAAAATTAAACATAACGTGACTAAACCTTCTAATAAGTTATCCGTTATTATTGCTATTGTAGTCTATCTTGTAAATACTATTAACTCCAAATATCAATGGAGAAAAATACAGTCTAGTTTGAAGGCTCTTTGTAAAGAAGATGACAGTAGGGCAAAGCTTTTAGGTTTTAAAGATTATGATTCTGTTAAGGCAATGATTAATGGAATAAAGTGCACTGCTTTTACAAATTCAAAAAAATAGAAATTTTTAGCAAGAATCGCCTGACACTAGCGGCTCTTGCTTTTTTATTTGTTGTGTGTTAGTATATATTCATAATCCTAAAGCTTTCATAAAAGCTAATTTTCCCCAGTCCATGCGGCTGGGTTTTTTGTTTGCTTATAGATGCTCAAAGTGTTACCATAGAATAAAATAAAGGAGGCATATTATGTCAGAAGAAAAACTAAAAGCAAAAGTTGAACAAGCATCAGGTAGCCTTAAAGAAGGTGCAGGAAAGCTAACTGGTGATAAAGAGTTAGAGGCAAAAGGATTTGTTGAAAAAACAATTGCCAAAGGTAAAGAACTAGCAGATGATGCTAAAGAAGCAGTTGAAGGGGCAGTAGATGCTGTCAAAGAAAAACTGAAATAAAAAAACCAACCACTCAGATTAATTTCTGGGCGGTTGTTTTTTATAGTGCAGTCAATTTATGTTAAGCGGCTTCTTCAAACTCTTCGGTTTCTACGTTACTATCTTCTTCGTTTTGAGTTGAATCTAGCATCATTCCTGTTTGGTAATCCAATTCAGCTAAAGGAGATACGTTGTCTAGTGTAACTGATGTTACGCCGTAGTTATCTACACTTTCTTTTTCACCACCTAACTTAATTTGAAGTAGATTTCCATCTTCATCAATTCCAACATATTGTAGAATTACTTGGCGAGGGACTAACTCATTTTCATGATAAATGGGAGTAACTTTATAGTCTAGCCAGAAGTTAGGATGTAAAGCTAACCAACTGTCTAATCTGTTTTCGTAATAGAGCATTCCTAAAGGATTTCTGTCACTAAAACCGGTATTAAGGTATTTTGTCATTGTAACTAGATTTTTAGGTTCGTCATTTAAACCACTAAATTGGTAGCCAACCAGATGGCCGCGATCCATTAACCAAGTTGTTTTCCCATTAGCATCAGTCAGCTTGTAGTTATGCCAGCCTGGAGGATTGAATTTAAGTCCTTTTCGCTGAATTTTAGGCTCATCCTGATCTTTAAGCTGTATGTGTGCGAAGGTTGGTCTTCGCAGATTATCAAGGTCACCCAAAACTAATTTGTAGCTACCAGTAAATGGCAAGATTCCAGGTGCTTCAGTCGCCTTCGTTCCTGACAAAATCTCCGTGGTAGTAGGGAAATTTCTAATTTTTTTGGCTGCCGTGGCAGTACTTGTTGTGAAAGTGGTTATTATAGCTATTAAAATGACAGCTAAACCTTGCCAAATACGACGATTTGCTTTAGACATATCCATGTCCTCCTTTAATTATTTACAGGTTAAGTATACCACTTTAAATTAAAAAAACTTAAAATTAATAAAATTAATTTGTTGCCAATATTGTACTAAAATTTCTTTTTATTTAATATTCGTTAATAAGAAGTGGTTTTATTTGTAATAAAGTAGATGTTATTAAATTTTAAATAAGTTTTAAATCTAACTATATTATTTCCTGTAAAATACGAATAATAAGATAAGGAGGTAATCTATGCTAACATACGACGAGTTTAAGCAAGCGATTGACAATGGATATATCACAGCAGACACAGTTATGATCGTGCGTAAAGACGGACAGATTTTTGATTATGTGTTACCTGGTGAGCCTGTAAGATTGTGGGAAGTTGCGACAGAGGAGAAGGTGGAAGGAGTGATGAGGGAATTGTGGTGA